TATATCCTCTAGTATCATAATAACCTCCAAAGATAAAAAATAAGAAATATGGAGAAGGGATTAAATCCCTTCTCCAATAAATCTTATTAATGTATTCCACTTTTGATTATATTGATATATTCATTCAATATATCTTTTCCATTATCGGATAATGAATTTAAAGTATCTGGGGTCATATAATTATTTAAGATCAATAACATGAATTGTTCAGATTTAGGTGTTATTGTTAGTATAATAATAGATATTACAAATACTAGCACTATGCCCAATCTAATCTTTTTGCCATGATCGTAATTATATTTCGTAACCACATCAATATCTGGGTAGCCAGATCTTTTTTCATAATCCATATAAACTACCATGTGGAATAGAAATAGCAACATACTTAAAATCATAAGTAACCAGGCTAACCCAATTACTTTATCTAATATGATATATAAGTAAAGTACATTATTAGGGATAATAGGAGTCATACTTATCACCCTAATTATTTAGTAACAACTGTACCGTATTGATCGCGATTGGATTCGCTGTTTACACGTACACGTTCAACTTTATGCAAATCAGCATCTTCACCGTTGATACGATCTACATGGAAACGCATACCTGCTTTAATTTGATCCAATTCTGGGTTGAATTCACGAATAGCATCAGCCATTTCTTGATTAATAGCTGCACCATTTTGAACTGCACGATCTAACATAGCTGCAAATTCATAGCGTGTCATTAAACGATCACCCTTGAATTGACCATCTTCGTAACCATCAATATAGCCACGTTGTGCTAAATCATTAACTAAAGTATAAGCCCAATGATTTTCTGGAACGTCTGGGAACACAGTATCTTTCACTTTATCGTTGTTCCCAAGAAGCATATTCACTAACATTTCAATCTTCTTATTTTGAGCTTCAATAGTTGCTTTCATATCTTGCATTTCGCGAGCCATTGCTACACGACTATTGGAAACTAATTTATCAGAATGACCGAATTTAATGGATACGCCAGCATTCACCATATTTTCAGAACCAAATGTAGCGCCAACAGAGAACATGGTATTTTCATTAGGACGATAGAATGCACCAAGAGCTGCTGCATTTTCACCTTTATAGTTACCATAACCAGCTGCTACAGACCATTTATCATCTGGGTTGAAGTCTTGTGGATGTAATGCTGCTAAAGCTGCTGCACTTGCACCAACTTTATTAACGCGTTCATCTAATTTAGCTACACGGTTAGTCAAACCATCATAACGGTTGCTAATATTATTAACCACTGTATTAAGTTGACCACCATTAACTGCATCTTTAGAACCAGCTGCAATTGTACCATCAGCCACATTAGTGATTTTATTACCACCATTGTTTAGACCTTTATCATCTAAGGAAACATTACCAAATTTAACTTTATCTACAGATACTTTGTAATCAGTACCACCGGCTGCATTTGTGCTTGTAGTTACATTTACATTATTACCTGCAGTAACGCTAGTATGTTTCTTAGCTTCAGCTATAGCATTGTTAGCTAAAGTTGTATTGTTTTGAATCAAAGTATCATGCTCGTTAACAATACCACCAAGTTCACCAATACCACCAGCTAATGCTTTGATATTTTGATTTACTTTATGTAATTGGCTACCATTAACTGCATCTTTAGAATCAGCTGCAATTTTACCATCAGCTACATTAGTAACTTTTTGATCGTTTGCATTAATACCATCTTTAGATACATAAGTTTTACCAGCTACAGAAAGACCTTTATTATCAATCTTAGTATCGCCAGTTGTTACGCTGTTCAATTTAAGATCTTTATTAACGTCTACTGTGTAAGTTTTATCACCAGTAGCGTTTGTTTTGCTAGTAACTGTTACATTATTGCTACCAGCTTCAAGACCAGTTGCCTTAGCATTAACTTTCTTAATAGCCGCATCGATAGTAGATTCACCAGTACCACCAATATTGTTAGTAGTGATATTGCCATTTTTATCTACTGTTGCATTACCGCCAATTACATTCTTAGTACTATTAGCTACATTAGATACATTTTGAGCCACAGCATATAATTGGCTACCATTAACTGCATCAGTGGAATCTGCAGATACTTTACCAGCTGCTACATTGATTAATTGACGTTCACCACCAACAGAACCAATGCTCATAATACCGTTAGCTACAGAACCTTTACCTGCGAAGTTGCCATACTTCAAACCATTGATTTCGGCTTCTTCTTCAGATGTAGCTGCACGGTCTGTGGACTTATTACCAACTACAACACTATTAGCTTGAGTTGTAGTGATTTCATTTCCTAATACATGTGTATTGGCTTGGCTTACTGTATTGCCTACGCCAAATGCGCTAGATTTGATACCAGTAACTGCATTGCCAGCACCAACTGCAACCGCATTAACTGCACCTGCATTAGAGTTATTACCAATAGCAACTGCACTTTCTTCAGCTCGTGCATTATAACCAACCGCTACAGAACGATTACCTTTTGCTTGTGCATCATTACCATATGCAGTAGAGAAGTTACCTTTAGCTAATGTATTAAACCCAGTAGCTGTACTAGATACACCATTAGCTTTAGCACTATTACCTACAGCTGTAGAGAAATCAGCAGTGGCTTTAGCAGAAGAACCGAGTGCATTGGAGTTACGGCCAGTGGATTCAGAACCATGACCAATAGCTGTTGCGTTTTCGCCACTCGCAACTGCATTTTGACCAATAGCATTTGTATTATCTGCACTTGCTACAGAATCGCGACCAAGAGCTAAAGTGTCTTTACCAGTCGCACTAGCATATTTACCCATAGCAATATTACCATCACCAATAGCTTTTGTTTTATAGCCAAATGCGAAAGCATTATCGCCTTGAGCTGTAGAACCATTACCGCCTACAAATGCAGCTTCGCCATTGGAAGTATTGTTTGTACCAATAGCAGTACCGAAGTCTTTGTTGACTGTATTGTTTTCACCAGTTGCGAAAGAACTTACACCTGCCACTGTATTAAAATTACCTAATGCGGTGGCATTGCCACCATATACGACATTGTTGTCGCCTGCAGTGAAGCTATGTAAACCAATAGCTTTATTCTTATTACCAAATGCTACAGAACCATTGCCAATAGCTTTAGATTGATTGCCAGCTGCAAAACTCCAACCACCTTTAGCTTCAGTTAGATATCCTGTAGCTGTTGCGAAATCTGATGTAGCCTTTGTTTGATTACCTAAAGCTACAGAATTTAATTTTGTAGCTTCATTTTTGTAACCATACGCAATAGCGCCTTCGCCTGTTGCTTTAGACAATTGACCACCAGCGAATGCTTCGTTTGCAGTTGCTTTATTATTCATACCAACTACTAATGTATTATTAGCAGTAGCATTATTCAAATAACCACCAACTACATTGCTAGTGCCATTAGTTACATTTTTATAACCACTTGTAATATTGTAAGATCCATCTACATTATTAGTATTACCACCAACAATGTTAGCTAGACCTGATACATTATTATTTTGACCAGTAACATCGGAGCTATCAGAAGCTACGGCATTTTTAATACCGTTAACTACTGAGTTATTACCTGTAATTTTATTAGCATATCCGCCGGCTAATACACTGGAGGCTGCAACATTATTGCTATCGCCAATAACTAAGGCGGATCCGTTGCCTGCGGTATTTTTATTGACTTCGTTTAAAGTTCCCGCAACAATGCTGTTTTGACTATTTACAGTATTGCTATAACCACCAGCGAATGCACTGGAACCAGCAACTACATTATTAAGACCGAATGCTGCTGCATCTGTACCAGTAACAACATTAGATGCATATACGCCCATAGAAACTGTAGAAAGTACTGCTGCTGTTAAGATTAAAGTTTTGTTAGTTTTCATTTTAAATTCTCCTTAAAATTAAACAATACTATTTTTGTAAATTAGAAACTTGCTCATTTAACTCTTTTATTTGTCTTTCTAAAAGATTAACTCTATCAGACAAGTCTTTATTCGAATCTTGTAAATATCTGATGGTTTGATCTTTTTGATCTCGAGTCATTGAGCTAAACCAAATTCTATCAGTAGATGCTTGAGCCACTAATAGTGAAAAAGTAAAAATTAATAATAGAAATAAAGTCCTCCTGTTCATAATAAATCCTCCTATATATAAACCATATATATCATGATTATAATATATAGGTAAGATCATTATTAGAACGGTAACTCTTCGTTCTTAGGTTTTGGATTATTTTTATATTCAGAGATACGGTTAGCAATAGCATTAGCTCTATTACTAATAGGGAACGCATTGAAGTGATAATCACGTTTTGTTAGTTTACAATCAGTGATAAATTTGAATATGATATCCGTTTTAAGGATATATACATGCGTATTTTTTACTTCCTCTTCAGTTAGACCATATTCATCACATAACCACTGAATGATTCGATCATCAGATGCTTCATCTAAACGACCAAAATACTTTTCGATTTTAGCTTTTGTATCTAACATTTTTGCACTTTGTTGTTCTTTTTCCATATATTACTCCTTATAACGCTTTGTTAAATTTAGACTCCATTTTTAATTTATTATCTTTCTTTCGATAAAAATTCTGATATGTGTATTCTAGCATATCACCATTTTCATCTTTCCAAGTCCATGTCTTACCATCCTGGCTTTGTGACCATTCGCTAGATTTAATTTTTGGGAAAAATACATTTCCCTCTTTTAGAATTTTATGAACTACCGTTGCATGAATACAGTCACACACATCCATAAATTCTTCATAAATTTGACCACCGCCGATTACATATACGTTTGCCAAATTTAATCGTTTAATTTTATCTAAGACTTCTTGCTTAGAATGAAATATTTTAACATTTGGCCCTGGATATTTAGGAACGTAGTCTTTATCCCTAGTTATAACCCAGTGCGTTCTATGTGGCAATAATCCAGGAAGACTCTCAAAAGTCTTCCTGCCCATAATAATATTACAGCCTAAAGTGCGTTGTTTAAAACGCTTTAGATCTGCTGGAATCTTCACTAGTAACTCATTATCTTTGCCAATATGACGGCGTGCGTCATAACATACAATCATCGATATCATAACAATAATCTCCTAGAAATATAAAATTAAAATAAAATATTAGACTGCTACTTCCATAGGTCGTTTAGGACCTGGCTCGTAGTCTTCTAAAACAATATCGTCAATTGTGAAATCATAGAAATTCGTGATTTCTGGATTCAACTTCAATTTAGGATATTGTTTATCTTCTTTTCTGACTACATCATTCGCATAGATTGTCTTAAGTTGATTCTTTAAAACGTCTTTATGATTTACATAAATATGAGCATCGTTGATGAAATGAACTAATTTACCAGGGGTCAACCCAACGCATTGTGCGATCATACATACTAACACTGAATATTGCAATGTGTTAAATGGGACGCCTAATCCAACATCACCAGAACGCTGAATTAGCGTACAATTTAATTTACCGCGATGTACATTCCAGATAGTTTCAAATGCACATGGTTGAAGTGCCATATCATCTAGATCTGCATTATTCCAGAGAGTTACTACCATTCTACGATTATGAGGATCTTCTTTTAAAGTTTTGATTAGTTTATTTACTTGATCAAATTTCTTTAGCTGATACCCGTATGCTTTACCGATAGTGCCATCTTCCCGCATCCATTCATCCCATACATGAACACCCATTTTTTGGAGTTCACGTACATCATTAGATTGCTTTTGCCAAATCCATAAAATTTCCTTTACCGCTGTTTTAAACGGTACAAATTTTGATCCAAGGATTGGCATATCCAAGTTTTCTAAATTAATATTAAACGCCACTTGAGGTGTCGATATAGCATCAATACCTGTCCGGTTTGGGGTTGTTTCACCAGCAGCAAGGATATATTCTAATAATTTACCATATTTTAAATCATAGTCAGTTAACTTCATTCTGCTTCTCCGATCTTCTTAATAATTAACCAAATTACATAAAATGCAACAATTCCGCAATCTACCAAAACGCAGAAAAGTTGCATTACTGGGGTTAATCTAGTGCCAGATATACCATCTAATAAATAAATTGGAACCATGATAATCCATGGGATTACCATATATATTAATAACTTTATTAATTTATCAACCATTTTAATATCCCTCTTTATCCTTTATGATATTTATAAATCATGTAACCTATAGTTATCATAAATACTAATAGTCCACCATTGATTACATATAAAAACATCATTGCCTCTTCGAATTTAGTGAAAAGTTCCATACCAAATATGAAACGGATCAAAAATCCGAATGTTGCCGTTATTACTACGATACTAGCAAATAATAAAATTAAGCTAGATATCACTTCAATTTTCGGTTTAATTCCACTCACCTCCAAGAATTCTTGTTAATTCACTCTTAACAAATTTAATACCTTTTTTATCAAGATATATTGCTGGATATATACCACCATAGACTTCATTCTCTAATAGGAGTTCTATCAAAGCATTCGCGTGATCTCTACAACTATAGCAAAATTGATCTTTAAGATCTGGCTGTTCACAGCACGTACAGAATTCATATAATCCTTTGCTAATAATATATGATAATATTCTTATCTTATCTATTTTTAGAAATGGGAATTCCATCCATACTTCATTCTTTCTGAAGTTTTTATTGAATGATTCTACCATATCTTTATAGAATGGTAAATGATAAACTCTAGAATCTCTATCTAGAGTGCCATCTAATACTATATTTAAATGAGCTCCACCAATAAATGGAACTACGGAATTTATAGTATTTACCATCAGCAGATCATAAGAATTCTCTGCATATTCGGCATATTCATCTAATTCAGGGATATCTCGAACTACTTTGAGAAATTTTACATCTGAATTATTATCTTCATTAATATGAGATATAAATCTTTCAGTATATTCCTTTTCTAGCTCTAATTTCCCTTCATGTATTAAATTACTTTCAATATGTAATGCATACACATTCTTTACATTTTCTAATTCTGTTTTAGTTCTGATAGCTATATCTAATAGTGCGGTAGAATCAAAGCCACCAGAATATAATACAATGAGATTGACTGTTGTATCATCCGGTATGCCTTTCAATATTCCTTCTATTGCATTCACTCTATTTTCTAGCATTGTTTCTCCTTTTAGAATTACTATCAATTCCAAGTAAGAAATCGATTAGCCAAGAACTACCAATGAGTAGTAATCCTACAATATATAGGATTAGTTCATGAGTTGTTGCGTAAGTCGCAATAAAATCCTTCGATGCTAGCATAAATACTAGCAACCCTAATAGTACACCTAGATTCATTATCTCTTAGCCCCTCTAAAAACATTAACAATTGCTTTAAAATCTAATCCATAGACATAAAGCAAAACTGCTACTGAAGCTAACACCAGCACGATGCTAGGAATAGCTAAAATAATATTCTCAGCAGTGATAGCTAAGAATAATTCAAAACCAATTACAAATCCTACAATAAAAAATACTTTACTCATAATGAGCACCTCCAAAATAAAATTAAAATATAAACTAGAAATATTAAGAATCATATTTCACCTTTATAATATATATATATAATTCTTTAAGATTACAAAAAAAA